AATAACCTTGGTGTCATAGGTTGGTCTTCTGAAGAAGTAGTCGTACCATATCGTTGTAGGACAGATGGAAAAGTACATCGATATTTCGTTGATCTCTTTATTCGTACGAAGGAAGGTAAGGTATTCCTAATAGAGATAAAGCCAAAGAAACAGACTATTCCGCCTAAAAAGACATCACGAAAAACTAAGAGGTATCTCACTGAGGTACTGACGTACGCTAAGAACCAATCAAAATGGGAGGCAGCTACAGCATACGCGAAGAAATATGGAATGACATTTGAGGTGTGGCACGAAGATACTTTAAGGTCATTTGGTATAAAAATCTTATAAATAAAGCTGAATGGCCACATTTATTAATAAGATTGAAAACAGAGCTACTGTTTCTGGCATTGAAAGGAACACGAAGCAATCTCTTGAATGGTTTAAGAAGGAAATTCAAAACATCAATATGCCTAGTAGGATGAAGCTGTTGTCTGATGAGAATTTTGATTTTACGAATAAACCGTTGGTTGGCCGCATGTTTATGTATGTGTATGATCCAAAACATAAGAAGACTTTGCCATATTATGATAGGTTCCCGCTAATTTTCTTAGTTGATAAAGCAGAGGGTGGTTTTTACGGGATCAATTTACATTATTTGTCGCCTAAATACCGAGCGGTATTCTTTGATCAGTTGACAGAATACACCAACAACAAAAAGTATAATGCAACTACTCGATTGAAACTCAAGTATAGCTTTCTTTCAACCAATGCGAGACTAAGGTACTTTGCTCCATGTTTTAAACATTATCTCAACAATCATATTAAATCACGGATTGTAGAAGTTCCAGCGCAGCATTGGGAGTCGGTATTATTCTTGCCATCAGAGCAATTTAAGAAAGCTAAACCGCAGACTGTATGGACACAATCTAAAAAACAATTCACTTAAAAACTCATGGGTTTACTAGACAACATTAAAAAAACAGTCAATCCAGTTACGATTGATCAATTCAAAGCAACTATTGGGAAACGCGGGGGTATTGCTACTACAAACCGTTTCGCAGTTACAATAACCCCTCCTAATCAGACCCTATTGAACCTTGAGGCAATACTCGGAGGTACGACAGTAGTAAATGATCCTCGCGATATTAATATCCTTTGTCAGTCTTGTAGTCTTCCAGGTAGACTTATCATGACGGGTGACTACGATGCATATGGAAGTAATCCTAGGAAATACCCACAGAGCACGATGGGAGATGATGTCAATTTCACTTTCTTGCTTACAAACGATTTTTATGCTAAAAAGGTATTTGACAACTGGCAAAAAAGCATTATTGATCCTGAGTCGCAGTTGATAGAATATGATGCAAAATATAAAACAGATGTCTTTATCCAAGAATTAAATAAAGATAACAATGTAGTGTATGCGGTTCGTTTGATCGACGCCTTTCCTACAACTGTGATGAGTGTAGATCTTTCTAATGAAAATACTGACGCAGCTGCATCTATAACCGTGACTATGGCTTACAAAAACTTTGAAACAGAAAGTCCTATTAGATCAGTGATAAATAGTATTAGCGATAAGCTTAAAGTATTTAAGCGGCTAATTTAAATTATAAATGAAAAACACTATGGCATTACCAACAATTGAATCACCTAAATATTTTTTGACTGTTCCTTCTACAGAAGAAACAATCGAATTTAGACCGTTTCTCGTAAAGGAAGAAAAGGTTTTAATGATTGCCCAAGAGTCGGGCACTAATCTAAGCATGCTTTCAGCAATGAAAGATATAATAAAATCTTGCACGTTTGGATCTTTAGATCTATATTCGTTACCAATGAGTGATCTTGAGTATATTCTATTACAAATCAGATCGAAAAGCGTTGGTGAAACATCTGATATCAGATTTAAGTGCAATGAATGCGATGAAATCATAGAAATGACAATAGATCTTTCAGACATCAACGTTACCAAAGGTGAAAATGCCGATAATAAAATACAACTCACTGATGATGTTGGCATAACACTTAAGGCTCCTGGTCTTAAAGAAGCTGAAGCTGCGGCAAAGAGCAATAAGAAAAATAGCTCTTTAACACAATCGCTTTCGAGTGTAATCGAGAATGTCTATGACGCTGACAACGTATATCCATTCTCTCATGCAAGCTCGAAGGAGACAGAAAACTTTATTGATTCGCTGAGTAGTGGCCAAGTTGTTAAGATAAAAGAATGGGTTGATACAATACCAACACTTAAGAAAGAAATTAAGTTTAAATGTTCAAATTGTAAAGAGAAAACAAAAGTCCTAACTGGTCTAGGAGATTTTTTCGTCTAGCCCTTTCTCATAATTCATTAGAAAATTATTATCACGTTCAGTTTTCGCTAATACAGCATCATAAATATAGCTTAACTGAACTCGATAATATGATTCCATGGGAAAGGGAGATTTACCTTACACTTTTACAAGAACACATTAAAGAAGAAAATTTAAAACAACAAAACAATGGCTAACGAACCTTATATCACTAAAAAAGATCTTGAAGATGTTACTCAAAGGGTGGCGATCATAAACGCTAAAGAGCTTGCTAAACCTATTACTGACGAAAATAAAAAGGTTGCTCTTAAGAACCTTGAAACGAGTATTGAACAGAAAGCGCTATTTCAAGATATTGCAGATGGGATTAACGGTTTAGGTGAGTCGCTCCTTGAGGGACTAAAAAATCTTATTCCAAAAACTGATGGCGGTCTTAGCAAACTCCTCGGCCTTGGCCTTGGATTGCTATTAGCACCATTCGTAATGTTTATTGCGTTTATTACAGAATTAGGGTCTCTGCTGAGGATCTTTAAGAAATTCTTTCGCGGGACTAGATTGAGCGTGATCTTCAAACCTATCATATCGTGGTTTAAGAAAACTAAATTTGGTAAGAAAATAGTCACCGCGTTTGAGAGGATCACGAGCAGTTTCAGAAATCTATTCAAACCTATTACAAACTTTTTCGCTAAAAACAAATCTATTCAGAAAGTAGTTACACTGTTTAAGAAAATTTTTACTGGTAAAAGTGGATTCTTTGGAAAGATAATGAAATTCTTCAAAGTGATTAAAACCTTCGCGACAGGCGGAGTATTTGGACAGATAATGAAATTCTCTAAATACGTTGGTAGAATACTGGGAAAGGCATTCTTACCAATTACTATTCTAATGAGCATATTTGACTTCGTGAAAGGATTTATGAAGGGCTACAAAGAAGATGGCATTATCGGAGGCATAAAGGAAGGCTTTAACAGCTTATTCGAAGGGCTGATAGGAGGCCTCCTCCGCATATTAATGTGGATACCAACTAAGATTGCTGAGTGGCTCGGTTTTGATAAACTCGCCGCTGCCCTTGGGCCTTGGACTGAAGGAATTATTCAAAGTGTTAAAGACATATTTGGCGGACTAGTTGATCTAGTAGTTGGTTTATTTACGTGGGATACACAAAAGATGTCAGACGCTTTAAGCAAAATATGGGGCGCTCTTTGGGACAGACTGATGAGTAATTTTAGTCTCGTCCGCGCGGTTATTGAAGACATATTTGGCGGATCTGCAATCGACAATATAATGCTAACGCTAAAATCAATAGGTTTAAAGATCGCGAGCTTCTTTTTATACTTGCAATCTGGTATTGTGAATCTGATGAGTAAAATCCCGCGGTGGATGCTTGGGGATTCAGCTAAAGATTTTATCGATGCCGCAGTAGAAGGTCATCGACAAACAAAAAGGAATGTTGATGCAGAAATTGAATCAATTGCGCTATTAAAAACTCGCATGAAATTGCAAGACGGCCTAGCGAAGAAAGAGAAGAACAACAGTGCATCATCTGGTGGTGATATAAACAGCACATCAAACAATTCAAATGCTAATGTAAACAATGTTACGTATAACATCAGTGCACCTACTAATATTTCTGCAGGTGCACTACAACATGCTGGTACGTAAACTAAAAAGAGGTGCGATCTTTCGACCACACCTCTTTTAGTATTATGTATTATTAGCCTTTCTTAGGAGCAGGCTTTTGCTTACCTTTACCTTTTGGCTTAATAGCATGCTTTCTCCGCTCTTTCATGGCTACTGCGCGCTCTTTATCGTCGAGCTTTCCATCTTTATTTTTATCGAAGCGTTTCACGAATGCAGCACGTGCTACTTTGCGCTCAGCATCAGACAGTTTCCCGTCTTTGTTCTTATCGAACTTAGCTAGAGCAGGAGGAAGCTGATGCTTACCACCACCCTTCGGTCGTTTTGCTTTAGTGTCAGCAGATTTGATCTTTTTAAGAACCTTACCTGCTACTGAAAGCGCTGGTTTATCATCCTTACGATGATTATCTTGCGCAGCTGCTCCAAATGTGAGAGCAGCAATCATTAGTATAATTAGTTTATTCATAGAGATTATTTTTCGACCAGCATTACTTCGCTACCTCTCAACTCTAGGTTGTTATCACCGACTGAGCCGGAATATTCG